ATCCTTTTCAGGACCAAGAGTAGGACACCTGGCGTACGAGTACTAACCAGGTTGCCCTGTCTTGTAGGGATTACCAGCGCATTGCAAGCGCCTTCACAGCACCAAGGTGCTGACGCGAAGCTTGCGGAATGATTGCGCGTCCCTGTGTGTCATCACTTCGATGATATCAGAGACGAGCTGTAAAGTAATTGGGGGTCTGACCCGGAATCTAGAATAGATTCTGGCCTGTTGTTGGGGAGTCCGCCGAGGGACGTCGCCAGACCACTCTCTAATTAGTGGATCGGTGTGAGGTATTCCATAGGAGTACGTCGCACCGGTCGTATTCATGAAGGTATCAAGCGACCCAAAATCAATAATGGTTTTGGGTCGTTCGATTACCAATTTCGAAATTTCATCTTCGAATCGTGTTGCGTCTGCCGAATGGAAGACCCAATCACGACACGAACATCTCATGATTAGTTTGTCGACGTTTGCCCAGGCTGCTCGCCTGGCCAGACGCCGATCATCAGTAACAAGTAGTATCACTTTCTCGGGATTGCGTTCAATCTCGAGACAGATGATATCATCATCGGCGAGAATTGCCCTCGGTGGCAAGGAATAATCCTTGTCAGAGAGTATATTCTCATAATTGTCATCAAACCAAGTCTCAAGCTCCTGCATACTCCGTGTGTAGGGGCAATTGGGCCTAGGTTTTCTCCGGAATCTTTTGAGGTAGTTATAGTCCAGGTCGACCCGTAACGGGTCGGCCTGAGCCATGACTCCAATGATTTTTGATGAGTACAGATCCTCGCACATTACATTACGTAGTGTCCAAGGTCTGTGCTTGAATTGTTTGATGAATTCTTTGAGAACACTTAAAATAGTCTTCTCATCAAATTCCTCAATTTCTTTGGTCATTGTCCGAGCTACTTCGAACAGGTCAACCTGTTCGGAGAGAATCCCGGACATCCGTTTATGGAAGAGGTAGTGACTAGAGAGCTTTGACTCTCTAACCAGAACCCCTCCAGAAATCAATTTATCGAGGACCCCATCTGGAAATTTATTCCAGTCTGTGCCCTTGATAACACGATGTTGTTTGATTGGGTCATCTTCGGGGATCGTAAGAACCTCGAGGATTGACTCATCTTTGAAATGAGGCTGCTCCCTCATCACACCACGTAAAGTGGTGTAGTGAGGTGGCCGCCAACCAATTGATTCCATCATCACATGGACCGTTAAATAACGCGCCCATGGACGTTGGGAAATGATTTGATTGAACCAGGTAGCCACATTCCAATTGGAAGGTGGCTTCCCGATTCCAAATATTTGTCTTGGTAACGAGACCGGCTCAGGTCGATCCCGTAAACCAAGACATATGTCTTGACATGCAGAAGATATCGAGAACAGGAAATTAATTCCTGTTCCCGAATCTTTGCTAACATATTCCATATCTTTGCCTAAGAGGGTGTATTTCCCTCTTGGGTCAGAAGAATGGTCTTTTCGATCTTTTCGCGTGTCTATGATCAACCGACCTTTCGGTAGATCAAGATACGGAGATATTCTAGAATCTTTCAGTCTCACAGCATTTTGAGTGATGTGAAACCGATCGATTGGAATCCTGAACACCTCTTCACAGTAGGTTGCCCAATCTTCTGTGATAAAGGTGTCTTCTATTGATCTCTCATATCCTAATTGCCTTGCGGCTTCTAGGAAATGAGAGAAATATTCTTGCCTGTATGGTCCGGCGGCGGCTTGTACGCCGTCGTCACCATTACCGGCACCAATTGTAACAATGCGTCGCCCAATTTTCTTTTTCGCATAGCGAGAGCAAATTGGGTGAACCAGAGATAAGTTTGTTTTGGTCAATGGATCCCCCATAGGGATTCCATTGACCATCACACCTATATGCTCGCCGTTTCGGTAGAGATTTTTATCTCCTACCCAAACGTCGAGAAGAATTTGAATGATTTCCTCATCGAGCCCACTCTTTCTAAGGAGTGGGCCCATCACCGCCCGCCCACTTGCGTGGGTTGGAGCGTCGGTGGCCTTTTTGAAGTCGAATGAGAGAATCGAAACATCATCTTCAAACAATATCTCTCCCCTGACGGGGTCGAGATTATTGATTTGACCTATGAATTCCCACCCTAATCGAGCAGCCTGAAAAGACTGTTGGAGTAGGGGATCACTCTTCGCCATCTCAATTGTGAGGTGGGAGAAGGGTTGGAGTAGAACATCTTTGTAGAATGATCCACTAGTGACCACTCTACATTTTCCATTTTCGCGAATGCCCGTCACATTGACCTTCCATAGGTCAGTGTGCCGCTCCTTCGCCATTCGAAAAGCTTTAAACCAAAGAGGGGTCCCAATCTCGCCTCCTAAAGAGTCGGGACTGGGTACCTCCGGGATTGGAAGAGTGTTAGCCCTTACCAAATCTCGAAGATGGCCAAATTTGCCATCTTTCTTTCGTGATGATTCAATACAAGCGGATGTTGACATCGACGCACGAAAGTGCGGCGATATCCCATCTGCATCAAAAACAACATCAGTAGTTACCTCGTCGATTGCTTCGAGGAGGACACTATCTGGTGTGAATTCTTTCGGTGTGGTAACCTGAGTGATGAACTCACTCAGGGTATCTTCCACCATCTTATGATTAGCGAGTCCGGTGGCCCGGGTCTGTGTGAAAGTACAGACTCGGAACATCTTCTCGCGTGAATTTCGTTGGGCGATCCGATTATACTCACGTATGATCGGTACCACCCAACTCATGTGACGATATCCTTGAAGTGGCAACTCTCGTTTTTCGAAAGCTGCCATCCTCAAGGTCTTCCGGAAAGCTTTTACCTCCTTAACTACCTTTGCGTAGTTAAGTAAGCAAGAGCTTATAATTGAATTGGAGATCCGGTCTGTTACAGCATATGCTGAACCAGATCCGGACTCTACCATCAGAATTTCAGGGAAACTTACAAGTAACTGACAGATTATTCCGTCAGCTACATGAAGAATCTCCTTTAGTGTGAGAAGCTTATTGCCATGCACCAAATGCTTGACCATAAGCTTCATGTTTGATTTTAGCCGCGGGTACCAATAAGTACGGGTGGCTAAAATACTCATGATTGTCTTCGGTTCATGGAAAGAGAGAGTCCTTCCATGAAACCGATGAGTAAACAGACTCGTGTAGCTGTGAGACCACACGACCTTCCTCTGGGGGTCGCCTGTTTTCAGAGCAAGAGAGCTAGCGGCCAAGAGTTCTCGGAACTCCTGGTCCGTATCAATCTTTTCATCATTGCGCTGCCTTTCCCTTCGTAAGTTTACGTTAAGGGGTATGCAGTGGTGGTGAAAAACCATACTCAAGAGCTGGT